GAAAAGTTTAAAGCAATATTTGGCAGAATCTGAGAAAACATACAACTTCAGACTACGTACTGTGGCTGAAATGTCAGATGATCAACTAGATAAATTAGAGAAGCACTTAGCAAGATACAATGTAGAAAGCGTAAGCGCACCTAAGACTAGTATTATTCAAAGAAGCCCAGCCGGGTTTGGTGACATTGGCCCGAGTGCGGTGTCTACTTTGGAAATCGTAACCCACTTACCATGTACTCCAAATGTAATGCAAGAAGAAGTTGCGGCTTCAACAGGCATACACATTGGAGCAATTAGAATATACAATGAAGGTGAGTTTATCGACGAAGAAGAAGATTTAGAGAACACTACTGATGACGAAAGCAAAAGTGTATTAGCAGATGCTGATTATAGCGAAGCTGAAAAAGTAGAACATAAAGACAACTTTGGAAATGAATTTGTTTCTAACTTTGTTAAGAACTTACCTAAATCAGAACTACATAAAGAATATAAGGTATAAAAAAATGGATTTAAGAGACTTAGTAAAATTAGCAGGAATTGTAAACCCAGAACTTCTTAACAGAATCGAAACAACAGCAGAAGTTGAAGAAGCAGAAGGCGCAGGCTTTGAGCAAGCAACAACCGCACCAGATGAACAAATAATGTCAGACCCACTACAATCAATGGGTAGTTCAGCAGACACAAGTTTGCGTAGATATTTAAAAGCAAAAGGCGATCATGTTACTATGGATGAGGAAATATATCCTGATCACACAGTAGAAAGTGTAAGCGAAGCATATGCGTCATTTAAAGAAGGCAGTGCTGAAGATGAAAAAGCAATAAGACGTGCTTTTGATAAAGCAGACGAACCAGAGCGTGGCGAGAAAAGAAAAAAAGTATCTCTTAAAAAAGCACCATGGGAAAAAGACGACGATGATAAAGTAGACGAAGCAAAAGTTGAAGAAGACGATATTGATGAGAATGCTTTTAATCAAGCGGCCGCTGCAGCATCAAGAGCTGGTAAAGACAGTTTTGAGTTTGGTGGTAAAACACATAAAACTACAATGAAAAAAGATACAGCACACAAACTATCTGATAGTGTTGATAGTGAGCTAGCAGTACTTAGAAGAAACGCAGGAATTTAATATGGCACATTCAAAAATAGACAATACATTTAATGGAGCAATGGATAAACTAAAAGAACTTAGTAGTGTATTCCGTGATGGCGGCAAGCTAGAAGCAGCTTGTAGCGATGATTGTGATTTAGGCGGTGTAAGGTCTGCTTTTGAAGAACTAATGGGAGCAATGCGTGAAGCACACACAGAAGCAACTATGGAAGAGTCAATAAACGAAGGCGGTATGAAAGACAAAATGATGGACGATGCTGAAAACATGGACCATGATGATTTTTGTCAAGAGTATATGGCACAAGGCGTCAGCAAAGAAGAATGTGACGAAATGTGGAAAAGCATGAACGAAGATGTACAAGAAGCAGGCGCACCAGACTATAACCCATCACGTGGCGAATATGACAGTAACCGTGAATATGGAATGTTTAGTGACGAAGGTAACGCTGAAGTTGCTGAGATTGTAGACGATATTGTTAAGAGACACGAAGCAGGTGAATTTGATAGTCCAGAGCGTGCTATTGATGCCGCTATGTCAGACTTAATGAACTTAGCAGATGATAACAACGATTTTGGAGAAGCAAGTGATACAGATGTTAGAGATCAAGTAGCACGTGACTTAGAAAGCCGTATTGGTCGTGATAGTGGATTTGGTGAAGCTATCGAATATATGAAAAAATTAGCAGGACTAGAATAATGAAAACATTTACTGAATATTTAAAAGAAGGCGAAAAGCGTTGGAAGCAAACTAGTATGTCTCCAGAAGAAGCTGAAAAGAAATACGGCAAAGAAAACGTAAAAGTTAAAAAAGGCGGACTACGTAACGGCGACGACATGGTAGAAGTATTTGTTGAATCAGTAGAACTTGACGAAGCAACTAAAGGTTGTTCAGATTGTGAATACATGAAAGACGAAACTGATGGTGAAATTGACACATGCGATGAATGTGCTGCTGAAGAAAGATCTAAAACTAACGAAGCAGGTGGATATTACACACAGCCAGTATATGACATGATTGAAAAGCATGGTTATGAAAAAGTAATGCACGAACTATTAACAAGTTTAGATTCTGACACAATTCAAAGTTTCCTACAACGTGCAGAGTTTGATGAAGCATACTCTCCAGGTGACGAAAATGAAGAAGGCATGGTAAGCAATTGCTGTGGCGCTCCTATTATGGATGTTTATCAAGGACATGGCAGATGCTCAGATTGTAAAGAAATGGCAAGTGCTGAAAAAGTTGAAGAAGAATCACACGAAGAATTAGATTACTTGCGCAAACTAGCGGGTATATAATATACAACCCTTAATTACAGGCTTAAGGTTTACATTGGGGAGACTAACAATATAAATTGTTGTCTCCCCTTTTTTAACTCAACATAAGTAATAGTATGTCAGTAGATACAAAACTAACTAAAACCCCATATCAAAGAGAATCATATACAGGTGAGCAACTTCAAGAGCTTGCTAGGTGTACTATTGATCCACAACACTTTATTACAGAGTATTGTTGGATTCAGCATCCTACTAAAGGACGTTTAAAGTTTGATCTCTTTGATTATCAGCGTGGACTGTTAGATAGTTACCACGATAACAAATATAGTATTGCGCTTATTAGTAGACAAATGGGTAAGTCAACAGCGGCGGCGGCATACTTACTATGGTATGCGATGTTTATGCCTGACCAAACTATCCTTATTGCAGCACACAAATACAGTGGCGCACAAGAAATTATGCAACGTATACGATTTGCTTACGAATTACTACCAAACTTTATACGAGCAGGTGTTACAGCATATAACAAAGGTAGTTTAGAATTTGATAATGGAAGCCGTATTGTAGCACAAGCAACTACTGAAAATACTGGACGTGGTTTGTCTATCTCACTAGCATACTTAGACGAGTTTGCGTTTGTGAGACCTACTATTGCCCGTGAATTTTGGACAGCATTGTCACCAACACTTAGTACAGGTGGTAAATGTATTATTACAAGTACACCAAACCAAGACGATGACCAATTTGCTCAAATTTGGCGTTCAGCACTAAAAACTACTGATTCTTATGGTAACGAACGTTTAGTAGGTGAGAATGGATTTAAAGCATACAGTGCTGACTGGACATTTCATCCAGATAGAGACCAAGAATGGGCAGACGAAGAACAAGGCAAGATTGGTGAAGAACGTTTCCGTCGTGAACACTTAAATGAATTTATTGCTTTTGATGAAACATTAATTGATAGCTTAAAACTAACGCTATTGGAACATAAAGATGTTTATAAAAAGACAGGACAGGTGCGTTGGTATCGTCCAATACAAAATGGAAAAACTTATATAGCAGGACTTGATCCTAGTTTAGGTACAGGAGGCGATAACGCCGCAATACAAGTTTATGAATTACCAGGTATGAGACAAGTTGCTGAATGGATGCACAACAAAACACCAATACAACAGCAAATTAAAATACTACGTGGAATGTTATCTGATATACAATCAGACGCACCAGATAGTGAAATATACTGGAGTGTAGAAAATAATACACTTGGAGAAGCCGCACTGGTAGTAATTAATGAAATGGGCGAAGAGAATATAGCTGGTACATTTATTAGTGAACCACGTAAGTCTGGGTCAAGTAGAGGTTATAGAAAAGGGTTTACAACTACAAATAAAAGTAAACTTGCTGCTTGTAGTAAATTTAAAAACTGGATTGAAGTTGATAAAATGGAAATTGCCAGTAATACACTATTACGTGAAACAAAAACATTCATTGCTCGTGGCGCTAGTTATGCCGCAAAAGAAGGCGAAACTGATGATTTAGTAATGGCAGTTTTACTAGTAGTACGTATTGCTCAACAAATAGCACAATATGATGAAACTACATATAACGAGCTTAAAGATAGTTTTGGTGAAGATGAAGATCTTGCCCCTATGCCATTTACGTTTTTGGTATAAATACATTATATAGAAAGTTAAAGAGATATGTTGAGTTCAGAATTAGTTGCAGAAAAGATGTTTAAAATACTCAAAGGCAACGGTCATGATTTAAAATTGTATACTGATGAAGGTGCTGATACAGTAGATCCTTCAGTAGCTAGACGATTTTATTTAATAGATAATGGAACTATGATTAGTTTAGATGAAACTGAAAATACTCGTAATATAAAAGTAAGTTTAGGATCAAATGTAGATCATCAATCAATAAAAGAAACACTTGGACAAATTAAAAGTTTAGCCAATCGTAGCATTATTGAATACACACTAAAAAATTATACTAAGTCAATTGAACCAAAAGATTTCGACTACCAAGCTCAAAAGGTAAAAGATATGAATCAAGATACAGTAAATGAAGGCATTGGAGCCGCATATGGAAGTAGTAAAAGTAGCTACCAAAAATTAGAGAGTGCTAGACTTGTTATTAAACATAACAAAGCAGTGAATGAAGAACAACGTGGATCACGTAGTAGAAACATTCAAGCCATCTACATTGAAAACAGCGAAGGCGAACGTTACAAGTTTCCAAGTAACAACTTAGCAGGCGGTAGAGCTATGCTACGTCACGTACAAGCTGGTGGTAATCCAATGGATGACTTCGGAAAGCATATCGCAGAACAATGTTCAGAATTAAAGAAACTTAAAGAGTTTAGACGTTATAGTGAAAAGAATGGACTTGTTAACGAAGATACAGCAGATATTGTAGAAGCAGTTATTGGACGTATTAACAGTATACGTGAAACACTAAATCGTATGAAGGGCGCAAGAACATATGCGTCAATGATCGAAGCATTTGAAACTAGTGATGAGCAACTAGACGAAAATGGATTAGACGATATCAAAACAAAATTTACAGTACATCACTTTGATGAAAATGTAGAAGGCGCACTACCTTATGTTCAGTCACTTGTAAGAGAGATGCAAGCAGTACGTGAACACAATACAAAAGTAGCAGAAACAATCAACAACCTTGTAAGCGTTGTTGAAAACAGTGGTAAAACAGTTTGGGTTAAAGAAGGCACCGACATTGTCGGCGATCCTGAAAATCCAATGAACCACACATTTGAGAATTCTTCAGCACGAGCGCAACTAGGCGCAGTGATGGAGTATATTGCTAACGTTCTTGATGAGAGCGAAAGCACAATGTCGAATTGTCTTGCAGAAGCAAGTAAATTGGTTGACAGCATCAACGACGATGCTATACTGGGTAAATCAGCAAAAGCACTTGCTTCGCTGATGCCTAAACTACAGCCAACACACAATGAGACACCAGTACATGCGGAAAGTGATCAATGGGAAGCGGATATTAATAAAGTATTCGAATCTTATGATATTAACAAACTTTTTAGTTGACAAACTAACGCAGGTATTATATATTAGTGATAATAAGTACATTGTCACTTAGGCAAACTTAGGCAAAAGTTGCATTACGCAACACACATAGGCAAACATATTAGGAGAATAACTATGGCATCATTGGCAGAAATTAAAGCAAAACTACAAGCACAGGACAACAGCGGTCCAGGCAAACAAAGCGGCGGTGGCGATAACGCAATTTACCCGTTTTGGAATATCCCAGAAAATTCAACAAGTGTAATTCGTTTCCTTCCAGATGGAGATACGAGTAATACTTTCTTTTGGCGTGAGCGTCAAATGATTCGCATGGAGTTTCAAGGAATTGAAGGACAACCAGACAGTCGTCGTTGTGTTGTAAACGTTCCATGTAATGAAATGTGGGGACCAGTTGGAAGCTGCCCAGTACTATCAGAAGTACGACAGTGGTTTAAGGATCCAAGTCTAGAAGACATGGGTCGTAAGTATTGGAAAAAACGTTCATACGTATTCCAAGGCTTTGTAACTGAGAACTCACTTGATGAGGAATCTCCAGAGAATCCAATTCGTAGATTTGTAATTAATCCAAGTATCTTCAATATTATTAAAGGTGCTCTAATGAGCAGTGATTTTGAAGAACTTCCTACAGATCACGAAGGTGGTACAGACTTCCGTCTTACTAAAACAACAAAAGGTCAATACGCAGACTACTCAACTAGTGGTTGGGCTCGTAGAGAACGTAGCTTAGATAGCAATGAACGTTCAGCTATTGAAACGCACGGATTATATAATCTAAATGATTATCTACCAAAACAACCAAGTGAATCAGAGTTGGCAGTAATTGCTGAAATGTTTGAAGCAAGTGTTGATGGTAAAATGTATGATCCATCACGTTGGGGTAATTTTTATCGCCCAGCAGGTGTACAAATTGATACATCAAACAGTGCGCCAAACAATGGTAGTGCGCCAGCAGCGGCACCTGCTCCAGTAGCAACGCCAACGCCAACGCCACAAACAGTAGCAACATCACCTGCGCCAACACCTGCTCCAGTAGCAGAAGCGGCACCAACACCAACACCAACACCTGCTCCAGTAGCGGCTGAAGGTGAAAAGCCAAGTGCGCAAGATATCTTAGCGGCGATCCGTTCAAGAGCATAAATCCATAACATACAGTTAAGGGCGGCAAATATGTCGCCCGACACTTTCTTTCGAGGAGATACATATGGCACGACCATTTGATGTAAGTAAATTCCGCAAGAGTATTACTAAAGCGGTACCCGGTTTATCTGTCGGGTTTAATGATCCAGATACATGGATTTCAACAGGTAATTACACACTAAACAAACTAATCAGTGGAGACTTTAACAAAGGTATTCCACTAGGTAAAGTATCAGTACTAGCTGGTGAATCAGGCGCAGGTAAGTCATACATTGCGGCTGGTAATATTGTTAAGCAAGCACAAGACCAAAACATTTTTGTTGTGCTAATTGACACTGAAAACGCACTAGATGAGACTTGGTTACACGCACTAGATGTAGACACAAGTCCAGACAAATTGTTAAAACTTAACTTAGCAATGATTGACGATGTAGCCAAAGTTATGAGTGACTTCATGACAGACTACAAAAAAGAATGGGCAGACAAGGAAAAGGACGAACGTCCTAAAGTATTGTTTGTGATTGACTCATTAGGTATGATGTTGACACCAACTGATGTTAAACAGTTTGAAGCAGGTGATATGAAAGGTGACTTGGGCCGTAAGCCTAAAGCACTAACATCACTGGTTCGTAATACTGTTAATATGTTGGGCGAATACAATGTAGGACTAATGGCAACTAACCACACATACGCATCGCAGGATATGTTTGATCCAGATGATAAGATTAGTGGCGGGCAAGGCTTTATCTACGCAAGTAGTATTGTGGTTGCCATGCGTAAACTAAAACTTAAAGTAGATGCGGACGGCAATAAGACTTCACAAGTACATGGTATTAGAGCGGCGTGTAAGGTAATGAAAACACGTTATGCTAAACCGTTTGAAAGTGTACAAGTGGAGATTCCATATGAGACAGGAATGTCGCCATACAGTGGACTTGTAGAGTTTTTAGAAGCAAAAGATGTACTCAAGAAAAGCGGTAACAGTTTGGAGTATACTAGTCATGTAACTGGCGAAGTAATTAAAATGTTCCGTAAGCCTTGGAATGCTAATAAAGATGGCGCCCTTGACTTAGTTATGTCTGAATGGGATGACGAAAAAGTAGATGATGTAACTGAAGATATTGATGCTGATGAACTAAATAACGAGAACACATTATCTGAGGAAACTGAATCATATGAAACTAAGTGAAGACGAAATTGAACAGTTCGTGAATCTTTGGATGGCAGTAAAGCCATACATTACAGCAAAGGACAAGTATGACGCTTGCCAAAAGTTCTTAATGACCCTTGAAGATTCGATTGATATTGAAGAAGTATCTGATGAACTAGTTGGTTTTGACGGAACTATTGACAAAGTTATCCGAGACAAATATACTGAATATGTAGATTTGGATGAGTTTAACGAAGATGATGAAGAATGGTAAATGAGCTGGTTTAACGATATACGAAAAGATATCAGTAACATTATCCCTGCAATTGATTATTACGAAAAAGAATTAGACGAAGCACGTAAAGAGTGTGGCCTTAAAGGCAGTGTTGAAAGACATTCACGAGACATGCCTGGTATAATTGAATATCGTTTTAATCAGTTGCAGGAGATAGAAGCAATACTAGAATATCTGAATATTGAACTTCGTAAAATAAAAACACAAAAATATAAAAAGTTTCTAGAGCATTATAATCGTGCTCTAAGTAGCCGTGATGCTGACAAGTATGCAGAAGGCGAACCTGATGTAATTGATCAGCAACACATTTGTAATGAGTTTGCTTTGATCCGTAACAAGTATATGGGACTTATCAAAGCACTGGATACTAAAGGTTTCCAGATTAACAACATTGTAAAATTAAGATCAGCAGGATTAGAAGATATTTCATTATGAGTAAAAAAACATGTGACGCATTTTTCTGTACAAAACAAACACCTAAGAAATATCGTTACTGTTATGACTGCGCCAAAAACAAAGGCTTAATTGGTAGTACCAACTGGATTGGTTGGCTAATATTAATTCTAATTTTAATGGCATTTTTTTAATAAACCGGCTTGACAACCAAGACGTCTTACTGTATAGTATATGTATAAGTTAACAGAGGATCACAATGCTTTATAGTGTAATCGGCGGTACTAAAAAAGAACGACAACTAGTAACAGAAGCATTATGGTTTGCTAAAGATTACTGGTTACCACGACACCGTAAACTAGCAGTTGATGTAG